ATCCATCTCGCATAACGAGATAAAGCGATAAAGTTTTCATATGGGTTTTCAATTGTATTAGACATGTTACTCCTTGTTTTTTGGGATAGAGATTAAGTGTACCACATTGATTTTTTTAAAATCAAGTTTTAAAGATTTTTGTTTATTTCTTCTAATCTTTGAATTGCTGATTTTGTTACTTTAGTCCAGTTGTAATCTTTGTGGATTAAAAATGCATTTTTATAAGCTAATTCTGAGTAAGATTCATAATTATCATAAACATCTTGCATATAAAAAACTAATTGATCAAAATCTGGTCTATACATTAAACCAGGATGAACTGTGGGCCAGGGGGATGAAACTAATTCTGATTTGAGTGGTGCAGTTATATATTTACCATATGATGCCCATGACTCTGTACATATTGTAGGAATTCCTTTAGCCATAGCTTGTAAAGGATTTAATCCAAACCCCTCGCCCCACGATGGATAAACAAAGGCATCACACAAATCATATAAACCATTCATCTGTTCATTTGACAAAAACCCTTCAATGCTTTTTATGTTAGGATAAAAAACTCCAGGGGAGCCCTGTACTCTGCCTGTAACTGGATCAAAAACTCTAGTAGTATTTAATCTGCTACATTTTAAAACTAATTCAAATCTAGGGTCATCGCCAAATACCTTTATAAAAGCATCAACTACACGTTGAGCGTCTTTTCTAAAATATGGCTCTCCAACATGCAAAAATCTAAATGGGCGGGACTCATCAATAATTCTTTTCTTTGGAACCCATTCATCTTCAATTCCATGTTCATAAACAAAGACAGGTTTATCAGTAAACTGTTTAAATACTTCAGCACACCAAGGTGATGTAGTCCACATTTCATCAATATCATCTCTGAGTGGTTTTTTCCAAGAATCAAATACATCTGTAGATTCCCAAGGTGTATAACCAATTTTATATTGATGTCTTCCAAATATATACATGTTTGGTTGAATAAAAGAAATTCCAATATTAGCTTTTGGAGAACCAACTAGACATTCAATATTATTTTTCTCAAATTCTTTCCAGATATGCCACGATGCTTCACCATATCCAACATTGCGATCCATATATTCTGGAGCACCTGTAAAAGAGATTTTCATTGATTTCCTGACTTGTTTTTCCTAGTATATCATGATACGATTGATTACACTACTCTTTCCCTAGGAGGTTCAAAATGAACAATGAGAACAAAGCAAGGATAAGAACAGTGTGGACAATGGTTGGTGTGACTATTCTCACATTAATTTCTGGTATAAATTCCAGCGTTCACGCTTTAACAGCACAAACTATCGTGTATAATAAAAATATATTATATATTAATAAATATACTAATTTAGTTAATATTAAAAATATTATTAATATAGATATAAATAATAATAAAAGCATTTCTAGTAATGAAGTTTATTTAGTTAATGATCTTTCTTCTGGAAAAACTTTTCAAATGCCCGCTTATAGCAAAATGCTAAATTTAAAATCAAGAGTAGATTCAAGGGTAATAATCTCAAGACTTGCAAATGCAATCCTGTCTCAAGAAACAGGTGGAGCAGGTGCATATTATCGCAAGTCTTATTCCAGTAGTGCATGTGGAGCATTCCAATACATGTCAACATCATGGAATAACTTTATGGGCTACAAGAGTGCATGTGATGCACCAGAATGGGTACAGGACCAACGCATGGTTAATGAACTAAAATCATCTTACGCTACCTACCATGACTGGAGAAAAGCTGTCGCAGCTCATCTTTGTCCATCAAGAGCAGGCAATATGGCAACTTGGAACAAACCAGTTCCAGGAAATCCAACTGTCCGTGAATATGTCACATCTGTATTTCAGAAGGCGAACATAGCATACTGATGAAAATACAAGTTTTCTCTCAGTATTTCAAATTAGCTCAGGAGGGGAAGGTAAAATTCCTCTCCTGTCCTAATCATAAGGAAGATTATGAAATTTTTAGAGTTAAATATGCACTCTTACATAAAGAAGAAGATGATACAATAATCTTGTACTGCACAAACTGCGGATACCAACAAACAGCTGGACTACAGCTTTATGAAAATATAATTAAAGAAATTGAGAAGGTACAAAATGTCGTATGAACCTCGCCCTGGCGATTATGGAGTTGTTAGAACAAATGGATGGGCTGCAAAGTTTATTCAGGTAGGAACAATATCCCGTTGGAATCATGCCTTTATCTATATCGGTGACGGTCAGATCATTGAGGCTCGTCCGACAGGAGTAGTAATTTCACTTGCTAAAGAATATCCGCTGATTGCTTGGAATCAGCATGAAGATATTACAGATGAAGCTCGGGCGGAAGTTGTAAAAGCCGCACAACACTTTGTTGGTCAACCTTATGGCTTTATAGACATTGCAAATCTTCTATGTAGAATCATTGGGTTAAAGTTTTTGGCAAATACAAGATTATTTGAAAAGATGGCAATGAAGGAAGGCTTGATCTGTTCTGAACTTGTTGCACTTTCATATGAAGATGCTGGCGTCAAACTTTCAGATAAGCCCCCTCACACAGTAACGCCTGGCGACCTAGCTGAACGACTGATTTATCAGTGAGCCGAAAGTAAGAAATGGATTTTCTGCCTATAGTTGATGGAAGAAGTTGCGGGACTTGTACAAAGTGCTGTGAGGGCCATTTGCGGGCTGATATCAAGCTATCTGACGGACGTACGTCATGGATAGGACAAGAAGAAGATACAGGAAATTTTCACCCTTGTGGATTTTTGAAAAAAGGCGAGGGATGCGGGGCATACAAAGAAAGACCAGTCAATCCTTGTGCACTATTTAAATGTGATTGGCTTACAGATGCTTCTATGCCTGAGTCTTTTAAGCCTGAGAGAAGTAATTCAATTTTTTCTACTCGCACAATCAAAGGTATTGAGTATACGATGCTGATTGAGGCGGGACGGAAGTTAGATTCTGAAGTTTTATCATGGGCTATAGAAAAACACTTGTCAGAAGGCACAAATTTTGCTTGGAGAGTATTAGGAAACATTTTTTGGATAGGTTCTGAAGAGTTTAATAATATGATGGCAGAAGATTACCCATTATTGACTCAAGGAACGTCACATGGCTCTGATTCACATTGAGCGGGCTTATATTGAGCCGTTCGAACAGGAAGATGAAGACAATTTCACCATATTGATTCACGTGAAACAAGGAAATGATCACATTTTTGCGGGAAAAGTAGATTTAGATAAACCCATGAAATGGCTGTATACTATAAATGCCGAAAATGGTGATCTAATTATCAATAATTCGGCGGGAATGGAAGCCAGTAAATGGAATCATCTAACCAAAGAGATTATAGGAGATATAGATGGACAAGTATAGTGTCTTATTTACCTTTATAGGTCTATTTATAGCTATAAGAATGTGGCGAGGTAGATAATATGGGCAATTTAGGCGATAGTATAGAGTCATTGGCAGAATTCCAGAAGATATTTGAGAATATTAGAGAACTTCTTGGTGCGATATTTATCCAGGAACAGAGAAATTATGATATGTTAGTAATGATTGCAGATAAGCTAGGTGCTGATACTGATAAAATGATATCTTTGCATGAATCTGGACAGATTCTAGCTCCCGCCCCGTCTTTTATTTTTGAAAATGATGATGAAAATATGACGTCTAGCGACGTTGACACTCTTTTTGAGTAATTTTTTCTATTTTTTTTATTTTTTGATCTTCCAATAGAGTATAAACTCTTATATGTGTATAGGTAATAAGAGTATCCAGAAGAAATTCCCGACCATTTTTAAATTATCCCCCGTTCTCAGCTAATTTTAAGAATTAGATTTGATCAAAATGTTAATGGGTATAAATTTTGTATGATGCATCTTTCCAAACGGAAAATGACTTTAGAATAGTCCGCCCGAAATGTCCGATTTGCCTGGAATGTCTGTCAAAAATGTGGTGTACATCACAAACTATTTTTAAAAGATGTCCGAATTGTATGCATTTTGGAGTTGAAAATGTCAGACCCCTATGATTTAATTATCTTATTGAAAGGGAAAGACCCAATCAAAAGAAAGGTTCAGAAAATGAACACTAAATACTCAGTATATCAAGAGTTCAAGGCTGACGAGTTCGTTGGTTCACTTGAAGAGTGCAAGGCTTATATCGCTGAAGAGCTTGCAGAGTTGGATGCGTTAGAGCAACGCATGATAGATGAGAATTGGGAAGAGGACGAGCGTTTCGCTCCATTCCGTCCAGAGTTCTTCATATCAGAAGAACAAAACAAGAAAGGTTGGTTGTAAAATGAAAGATTGGCGTAACCAAGAGCTAGAATGCTCAGATTGTGGTAAAGTCCAAGCTTGGGATACTTGCACAATATGTCAAGTAAAAAAGCTAAAGCTTAACTAATAAAATTAAACATAAATCCTGTGAGCCCTAGAAATAGGCAAATAATCAGGTCAGCAAATAAAAGAAAGTATCTTGAAAGGATAACTAAATGAAAATGAAACTACACTTCCCAGCCCAATCTGGTTACAAGGTTGGAGAATCTGCAACTTGCCGTTGTGGAAAGACTATCCGCTATTGGCGTGGTAGCCCGCTATCTACTTGGATGGCTACTGATTCAGGTATCTATTGTGAAGGTAAGGTGGCAGAATAATGTCATACTCATTTGATAAAACTAATGACCGTTGGTCAGAACTAGCAGATGATTATCAATCTATGCTAGATGAATTGGCTTCTGAGGATATGGAAGATGTCTTTGTCCCCGTTGCACATTTTGACCCTGATGAGGTGTTGTAATGATTACAGCACTAATTCTAACCCTTATTACTATTCCCGCCCTACTGATTGGATAATTAAATGATGACACGAAAAGATTATATTGCTACCGCTTCAATTCTTAATACTTACTTGAAACGAAATAATTCTGAATCACATCCGCAACTTGTTGCAGAGTTTGATGAATTGGTTCAAGATTTTATTTATTATTTTGAGAAAGATAATCCTAATTTTGATTCCGATAAGTTTTGGGAGGCTTGTTTTGGAGAATAAAGATATTTTTGGTTTTGCTGATGCAATTAAAACTGATCACCTTAGCGATGAACAAATAAAAATTGTTGAAGATATTTTTAAAGATTTCAAATAAAAATTATAACTCTGAGAGTTTCCTGAGAAGGCCGCGCCCCCGAGGTCGGGCGTGTCGTTACGAGGTGTGTGATTAAGCTCACAAAAATAGTTTTTTTTGGTGTCCGATTTGTACACATATACTGGCGGGTAATGTCAGACCCCCCTGCTATAATACTCATATAAACAAAAGAAAGGAATTCCAAATGAATTCACTAATTATCAAAGGTGGTTGCACAAGCCACGAAAATTGCCCAAACGAATTTTATATGGAATGGGATAAATGCACAACCTGTGGCGTTTATGTCAATGTAGACCAAGAGTTTAATGAAGGTGATGAGATAGAGTATGGTTGCCCGAATTGTGGCGATTTGCACAAATTCTCTGTGTGATTCACTTCACACAAAATAATTAAATAAACACGGCGTGTCGCCTTGATTTTCAGCAGAAAGTCTGCTAGAATACTCAGTATTAGAAACTAAAGAAAGGTGGTCAAAATGACTACACTAGAAAAAATAAACATATTCGCTGAACTCGGACTTTCGGGTGCATTAGAAAATCGTATTATTCATGAATACAATAATGGCGGTGTCCAATCCGCTTATGGGTTGTCAAACCTATATCGCTCTTTAATCATTAAATGGTTATTTGCGGTTAATCCAAAGTGTCACTGTGTAAAGTGTCTCTAAGGGGTTATCTATGAAAAGTTTAATAATGATTTCACTGCTTGTCAGTGCCTTCGTGTATAATTATCTCAACAATAAGAAATGGAAGCACTTAGACTAATGAAAAAACTATTATTCTCTCTGGTGGTAATTCTTCTCCTAATTATCACAAGTCCCGCCCAAGCTCGTGGGCTTCATGTCGCAAAGTATCATGGTTCTATTACTCATGCTAAATCGGTTAATCCATTTAAGGGTTTCCGTCACACTCGTTTAACTCGTGTGTATCGTGGTTCGGTAACCATATACAACAAGTAAACCAATGTCAGACCCTAGTGCTATACTAGGGAAATAACCAACCAACAAGAAAAGGAAAAGAAACAATGACAGTAGCAAACAAGACATATCAGGTAGGCGATTTGTTCACAACTCAGAAGTCAAAGGTTACAGGAGTTATAAAGGCTATCGAGCCAAAGTCTCCAAACTCAACCCTCGTGCTTCTTGATGTAGACGGTGAGGAGCGTTTCACAACCGTCACTTTCTAAGTTTAGGGAGATACCCTAGACAACCTGAGCAAGTTGTAAAACTGCTCAACAACCCAACAAAGAAAACAAGAAAAGGAAAACTAATGTCACTAAACGGATACACATATCAAATCGGAGATTTGTTCACAACTAGCAAGACAGGAATCACAGGTCGAATCCGTGATTTCACACCAATCAACAACAAGCTAACTCGTGTTGGTCTAACTCTTGCAAATGGTTCATATCGTTTTGCTATGGTAAAAACCTCTAAGTAATGCTATAATAAAACGAAACAGGGGAAGTTTGTGAGTGTTCTAACCCAATGTCGTAAGTAATAACTCTCCTTATTAGAAAAGGAAAAAGAACTAAAATGATGACACGTAAAGACTACGTAGCAACTGCAGAAATTCTAAATTCTTATGGTTCTGAAATGCGTTTGGAAGTATTTGAGGATTTAGTAAATGATTTTGCAGAAATGTTTGCAGAAGATAACGAAAGATTTGACTCAGATAGATTTTGGGACGAATGTTTTAAAACTGTAAACCACGGTTAAATAAAATTCCTGAGCAAGAATTAAAACTGCTCATGATCCATAATAATTAATTGAAAGTTAAACTAATTGCGACACGCCCGATGCGGCGCGGCCGCCCGAAATGTCCGATTTGTTACGATTACGTACGATAAGTCTGGAATGTCTGTCAAGTACGACACGCCGTGGTTTTTGTTATTTTTATCACATTATTTGAGCGTCTCACAATATGAAATTACTCGTTGGTAAGTAGAATAATGTCAGTACGTTCTGTTATACTAGGGGTATCAAGAGAAAGAAGGTCACAAAGTGAACCTAGAA